AAAGGTAAAAGTTCTTCAATACCGAATCTAGTAGTTTCGGCTAGTGCTTGCATGAATTTTTGTCTATACTCTTCATACTCGACTCCATCATCACAATGAAAAAGCAATTCCCTCATAACTGAGTTACAAGTTTGAACTAATTGATCTTCAGGTGTGATTTCTTTAGATGGTAAGTAATAACATAAACTTTTCATTAAAGAATCTTTATCTAGAGGAGCAACTATTCTTCTTAATTCAGGATGATATCTAAAGCTTCTTTTAAGGAAAGAAATTTGAGATATATCTATAAATCTTGAAGATTGCTCTTTCTTATCAGACGTCGTAAACGTCATATAATAAATTTCTTCAACAAATTTGGCATATGTTATATTATTAAAATAACTGGATAATTCTTCTTTTACACCACACAACATATCATCTCCATATGTTATAGGTAATAAAAGTTTAGTAAAATCACGTATTTTAAACTTTTGGGTTTGGTTCATAGCATTATCATGACCTAAAGGAGTACACATAATGGCAAATGCATAATATAATAAAATGATTCCACGTAAAGAGTTATCTTCCGCGGTTGCATATTTGCCAGATGGTTGAAAACCTGGCGGTGTAAATACTGTGCCATCCATTACTACTGTAGGGTAAAGATTATCAGTTAATAATCCTTGAATTATTTGTAGTGCATGATCATTATAACCAAGTTTCTTTAAAGAATTGTATACGACAGAATTTGCCATAATACCTATACCAACTGGCATACTTGTATCATATCCTCCATAATCTCCCTCCATAATATATGGAGAAAAATTTTTAAGGGTATTATACATAACATCAACTTCTGTAGATTGCATATTTATTCCTACTTTTGTAAAAAAGACATCGCGATGTTGACACATCAAGCTATAGAATGGCATTAGGTACATTCTGTTAACTAAAGTCATATCGTAAGACGACATAGCGAAAACTCGTGTGTTTCCAGTCAAAACTTTAGCACGTGATCTAGGTTCATCCTTCAGTTGAGCTCCAACTATTGAATGACTAGTTTCATGGTTTAAATAAGAATCTATTATTTCCTGAACTTGAATTTTAACTTCAGATTTAGGCGTAACTGCATCTTCTTTGAATTCCAATGGAGTCTTAATTTGATATTTACTTTTCGTTCCAGTGAAAAGAAACCCACCAGAAGTATTATTTCTCATTGCTCTATAATAAAAATTAAGAGGAAAACCATTTTGAGCAACATCAAGGGGTACTGGATTTGCACTTGTTATGTTTTCTTCCCTTAATCGTAGAATCAAATCACTAGTAAAAGATAAAACGACGTTTTCCATAATTCTATTATTTAAAGGCGCTTTCAAAACACCTACTTTCTTAATGAAATTATTTTCAGGTGAATAGAAAACACCATCGTTTCTGAAAGATCGCATTTTAGGAGCCATATATTTAGGTCTACCATCATAAGTAGACGGTATTCCAAGTAGATAATCAGTTTTATTAAAGAAAGCACTTCTAGTGAGAGTACTTTTGGGTGTAATATGTACATGGTCACTAATTTTACCATAAACATTAATAGAAGGTATATCTTCATATAATAATGGACATTTGGGTCCTAAAGGTATTATTTCACTAGTTGTGTTGAAACGAAAAGAACCTTCAGAAACAATATTAGTAAGTATACATCTATCTTTAAGAATTTGTAATTGTTGCATAAGCATTGTTTTGTTAATAGCACAAGCATAACCTATATCTCTGACACCAGCGCAATGAATTCCAACTAAAAAAGTTTTATATCCAATGGTTGACACAAGAGGAGTTCCACAATCACCTGATTTATGTTCAGGGAAAGTATAACGATATGGATTGTTAACAGTCATCTTGTGATCATCATCTACTAATTCAGTTTTAACTCTTTGAGCAATTAAATCTTTATGTAAAAACATAGAATTTAAAGGTGTGGTATTAAAGGGAATATCACATAGAGAAAATGTAATATCCTTGAATATTGAACCTATTAATCTAACTAATAAAATGTCTTCTGCTACCTCTAAATAGTCTTCAGATGTAAAATGAGTTTTAATTAAACCAGAAGCTGATTTGGGATTCATAGAAACATGCATGGTATATAACTCACCTCTAACACAATGTTTATTTATCAAAACAAAATCGCGGCAGACACCTAGAATTTTAGTTCTAACACGTGATCCATCCTTAAATTGTAAAACAGCATATCTAACATTAGAATGTATAGTATTATGTAGTTCATCAATTTTATTAAAATTACGAGGTGTACCTATCAGATTTGGAGTAATGTTAATAGCTTGATCATAATCAATATCACAATCTTTCTTCTTTACAGGTAATGGAAATAAACAATTTGATTGTTTTTCATTAACTAGAACATAATTATCTACATTTTCATCAGTAAATTTTCCACTAGTTGATATATTTCCTTCAGATTTAATGTTGTTAACTACTTTATAAGTTTTGAGAGCTACTTTAGTAGAAGCAGCTACGACAGTAAAAAAAAGTAATATAGGAGGTAAACTAGAAAATATTTTACGTGAAAATACTTTCCATTTTTGAAGAGTATATCTTTCATCTTCATAAATAAAAGTCTTAAGAAATAAATATGAAAATAAAGATGCATTATAAGTAAGATTATAAATATTATTAAAAAAATTATTATAAGTTATAGTATGATAAAGCCTTATAGTCTCACTTAAAGCGAATAAAGTTCTTCTAGAATTTTTAACTTCTCTTTCAGTTCTACGTGTATAAATAGCTAAAAACCATACGAGTATAACCAAAACATGTATTATAACAGAACAGAAAGCAAAAATATAAGATTTAGTGCAAAAGTAAAACCATACTGATATATATAATATATATAAATAACATAAATACATGGGGGTATATATTGATACAACGAAGGTGGATTAGTGATTGGACCTACCGGCAATCCACCTAGATGGGCTCCAAT